GGAAGTGCTTCTGGCATCGCCACTGGCATCGCCGCTGCTCGCACGCAGGACATCTACGGCAACACCGTTAGCAAGATCTATGCTGGTTCGGCCACGAATTTCGCTGGCCTGACTGGAACTGTCTATCTGACTCCTTCTGACCTTTTGGATGCGGCTACGCTCATCCGTCTGGACAAGAATGTGAGCCTGAATGAAGAGTTCTCGGCCATCGTGGATCCTGCCGTTGCGGGTGACCTCCTCAAGGACTCGACTGTCGTTAACATCGCTCAGTATAACACCAAGACTGGTGTGTCTGACATTGTTAAAGGCCAGCTCGGACAAATCTATGGCGTGAATGTGCAACAGCACACCAACGCTTGGAAGGAATCCACTGAGGGCACCTACAGCTCAAGCGGTTCGGTGGTGTCAACCTATGTTCTCACGAGCGGTGCCTTCGGCACGGTCAGCTACTCTGGCCAGTCTCCGTATGCCCCTTCTGTCGTTATTGTCGATAAACCCGACAAGAGCGACATCCTCAACCAGAATATCTATGCTGGTTGGAAGGCGCATTGGGCTGTGCAGGTTCTGAACGCCAAGAAGGCTCGTGTGCTCAAGAGCAACACTCGGGCGATCAGCTCCTAAGCCTTTCAATAGGCCGTGATCGGGGGTAAGTCCCTGCCGATCTAAGAGACCCCGCTTCGGCGGGGTTTCTTATTTACAGAACAGTAAATAACTGCTAAGCAGATGGCATGCCAGCCTACGAGTATCGGCAAGCCGATGGCAGCACCGTCATAAGAGTTCTACCTGTTGACGAGCGGGACAAATACCCAAACAGGGTGACCGTTCCATCGAGCATCGCTTTTATCGGAAGTGCCTATGATCCGACAATTTCAGCCAACAAAATTAGGGAGGGATATAAAAGGATCGAGGAGCGTGGTGGATACATCAAGACCCCCAAACGCATCTTCGAGCGTGCTTGGGGAAGCCACGACACCAAGACGGTGATGAGGAATGGGAAGGCGGTCAATGTCGTATAAAAGCCCAGCGTGGCAGCGCAAGGAGGGGAAAGACCCATCGGGTGGCCTGAATGAGGCTGGAAGGCGTAGCTACAATAGATCTACAGGCGGCAATCTAAGGCCACCAGCACCCAACCCAAAGAATGACAAGGATAGGGCTAGGCGGAAGGCTTTCTGCGCCAGAATGCTCGGAATGAAGCGGAAGCTCACATCCAGCTCAACAGCCAAGGATCCAGACTCACGAATCAATAAATCGCTGAGGGCTTGGAACTGCTAAGTGAGGGATGGAAAGCAGCTCGGCGAACTTGCCGAGCAAATGTTTGCGGTTGAGGTTCTGAAGAGGGGAGGGGTTCCATCCAAGCCGATTGGAGACAGCAGCCCTTACGACTGGATTGTTCATGCTGGTGGGAGGTTCCACAGGGTTCAGGTAAAAAGCAGTTGGATGGGTGTTCTTACAAGAAAGGGGTGTAGGTCGGTAAAGCGGTGCCGTGTGAATATATCCTCAGGGCACTCAAGTAAGGTCATTTATACGAAGGCAACCATAGATTTTATTGCCGTATGGGTTGATCCGTTTCAGTCATGGATCATACAGCCAGCCTCGAAACTAGGTAAAAAGAAGACCATGCAGGTGCGTAGGTCTGATTGCGAAAGCCCGAGCTGGTCTTTGCTTGGACTTGCATAACTGTTCTTGACTGCTAAGAAGACGGTTTTAGAGTACCCCAGAGATGCCTAATTTTACCAAGGGGAAAACCTTCACTTCGACGGAGGAGCTTACCAATGCAAAGCTCCACCAGTTAATTGAAGATGCCAGCCTGAATGTCAGTGCCATTACAAGCCTGACCTCTCTTGCGGATCCTGTGGCTGATGCCGACACCCTGCCCATTGCAGACAACAGTGCGTCCGACATCAGGAAGGTGGCCGCATCAAACTTTCTAAAGAAGAACGCAACCTCGGTCTTTGATGCTGGCACAACCAGAATCACTGGGGTCGATGCCCCAACGGTGGCCAGCGATGCAGCAACCAAGGCTTATGTTGATTCCGTGGCTGTCGTGGCTGGTAACCTTCCCAATGTAAACACAAGCGACAACGGATCCCTTCTAAGGGTTACCGCTGGAGCTTGGACTACCACTGCAACAGATGCGGTAAGCACGGCTCAAATTCAGAACCTTGCCGTCACTGGTGCCAAGATGGAGAACAGTGGCGTGGTTGCTGGCACCTATGGTGCGAGCACTGCCATCCCGCAGATCACGGTTGACGCAAAGGGAAGGGTGATTGGCGTTTTGCAGGTCAATGCCCAGCCAAGCGATCTTTCGCCAAGCCCCGCTGGAACGGTGGGTGCATCCAATCAGGTTCCTGTTCTTACCATTAATGCCAAGGGTCAGATTACCAATGCGACCTTTGCGACGATTGTTACTGGCGCACAGGGTGGTGGCAGCGACAGGCTTTTCTGGGAAAACGACCAGACGATGACAACGGATTATACAATCACGGCTGGTAAGAACGCCATGACGGCTGGGGCTATCTCCATCAATAGTGGCGTTACCCTGACCATCCCGAATGGCTCAACATATACGGTAGTTTAATATGCCAATCACAATTAACGGAACTGGTACGATTACAGGCATCTCTGCAGGGGGATTGCCTGATAGCTGCATTACAACGGATGAACTTGCCTCTAGTGCGGTAACATCGGCAAAGCTGGCCTCTGGTGCTTCAAGGGCGAACTTTGGAGCAGGCGCAATTCTTCAGGTTGTGCAGACAACGCTCACAACTGTAAAGACAATCAATACGGCTGGATGGAATAATATCACAGAGTTAGACCTTAGCATCACGCTTGCATCAGCCTCTAACAGGGTTTTATTGATGACAAGCATTCCATGCAGCACAAATACAAATGCGACACTGCGCCTTGTCAGGAGTGTGTCGGGAGTTGAAACACCAATATTTGTTTCCACTTCACCTGCTGGTGCTGGCGTTCTTTCGAGCGGTGGGGATATTTATGGTGGCACATATTCTGGAAATTCTACTGGAGCCTACAACTTTGTTGACTCACCATCCGCAACATCCGTTATTTATAGAATTCAGGCATGGGGACTAAATTTACCAACATATCCGCTATACATCAACGCAAGTAACTTTGATGGTGACGCAACGCATAGAGTTAGAGGTGCATCAAGTTTTATCGCTATGGAGATTTCGGCATGAGTCTACTAAAAATCAACTCGGTTCAAATCGGTCAGTCAGCAACAGCCACCCAAAACTTCACCCTATCTGTCCCATCCTCACCCGATGGCACGATCAAGCTGGCGAGGGGCAATAGCGGAGCCACGACTGCTGATATTATTTCAATCGATGCCTCTGGCAATGTGGTTGCAAACATTACGGCTGGATCAATACCAAGCGGCTCAATCTCTGCGGCAAAGCTGACTGGCGCACAATCTGGTTCTGCTCCGATTTTTGGAGTAAGGGCTTGGTGCGTATTTGATGGAACGCTTGCAGGAACAAACGCCCCAACCTCTGGTGGCAATGTTGCCTCAGTTACCAGAAACAGTGCTGGAGATTATACAGTTACATTCTCTACGGCTATGCCGAATGCAAATTATGCTGTTATCGGTATGGCGACGAATGTGGTTGCAGGAAGCCCAGAAACTGCTGGTTGCCTTGTGGCTGGACGATATCTGTACGCCCAAACGACAGGCGCAACTGGAAGACTTAAAGTAACACAAGCTAACTCGGCAACGCTCACGGACTGCCCATATGTTTCCGTGATTGTGGTGGGATAAATATGAGCATAGGAATTAAATCCGATTCAGGCGGCAACGGCGGAACAATCCAGTCTACTGGAGTTGACATTCTTAGTGTTTCAAACTCTGGTAGTATTGGAGAGGTTGGATTCCTTGGAAGCGTTTCCGAGGCTGTGCAGGGTTCTTTTGCTGGGACAATCAGCGGTGCGCTATCGATACCAGTTTCCAGCGGAACCGTAGTTCTTGGAGATACGAGCGCATCTATTACAAGCTGGGACTTTACTGGTGTTCCGACTGGAAACAGTAGGTCTACAACTGTTGCCGTTGTTATTGCTGGTCACACCGCATACACCTATCCAGATGCCTGCACTGTTAACGGCGTATCTGTTTCTGGAGGCGTAAGATGGTCTGGTGGGGTTGCTCCATCGCCCACAAACAACACGGATATAATTACATTTTCGATCATCAAGGATTCAACTGGAGTAGTCAGAGTATTTGGATTCTCAGTAACAAATGTGAGCTGATATGCCCCTTTCTTTTGGGTTAGGAAGATCCGTTGTCCGCAGAAGGGGAATTCCCACAAACATCGAAATCCTTGTGGTTGCTGGCGGTGGAGGTGGTGCCAATGGTGGCGGCGGTGGCGGGGGTGTTATACCTTGGACTCAGATAAGTTCTTCTATCGTAGGTTCTGGTGCTGCAATCTCTGTCGGTGCTGGTGCTGCTGCTGGCCAAAACAATGGAGGCAATAGCCAATTCACTTCGAGCTATATTGCCATAGGTGGTGGCGGTGGTGGTCTTGCTCAGTACTATGCTGGTAGTAATGGCGGCTCTGGCGGCGGCTCTGGTCAGCCAGCAAGAAACACAACTGGAAGTCCAGGTTCTGGCACATCTACTCAAGGAAATCGTGGCGGATACGGAAAGGATAATGGTCAGTTCCCATACACTGGTGGTGCTGGCGGCGGTTATTCTTCCGTTGGCGGTGATACCGCTCCATCAGGAGTTGGTGGGAGCGGTTATGCCCTAGATGCAAACACGCTTCTGGTTCCCCCATTCTCGACCCTTAGCATGACGGTTTTAAGCTCGGGGGGTGGCTTTACTGGAACTACAAATGGAGCTGGCGGAACTGGTGCTGGCGGCACAAACGGAAATCCAACCATGTATGGTGCTGGCGGTGGTGCTGCCGCACCCAGCGGAGGTGCTGGGTTTCAGGGCGTTGTAGCCGTGAGGTACTCTGGCGGTCAGGCGTACAACGGCGGCAACCATATCACCTACAACTCCGCAGACAGTAAGACATATCATGTATTCACAGCGTCAGGAACGCTTTCTCCGTAATGAAGATCTTTGCGAAAATAAATCAGGATAGCATTGTGGAGGATGTTGTTGTTGCCAACGATACTGATGACAATCCTCTCGAAGGTCTTCTTGGTGGGCAGTGGGTCGAGACAGCCGCAGACGGATCAATCAGAAAAAACTATGCAGGAATTGGTTATACTTACGACAGTCAGAATGATGCCTTTGTTCCTCCACAACCATATCCAAGCTGGATCCTAAACCAGCAGACATTTAGGTGGGATCCTCCAGTTCCACATCCTGACATAGAGAACAAATACGAGTGGGTATGGGATGAGCCATCTTTGTCTTGGAAAAGCGTCCAAGATGTAGTATAGCTAAGCAGTCGAAAGCATATGACCCTTGACCAAATAGCCAATCAAGTCTGCATCAAGACCCATGACACCTCGGCGGGTGCGGTGGCGGCTGCAAAGACTTTCTGCAAGAACAGGTATCAGATGATCTGGGACAGCCAACTCTGGAACAACAGTCAGGCTGTTACAACTCAGGCAATATCTGCTGGAGATACTGATATCACAATCACAGACGCAAACATGGATCTTCCTGTTGCCGTCAAGCTGGACACAACCGCAATCTCGCCAGCAAATTACGGAACTGCTTTTTATCTTTCCCCAGCCGCATTTACTGGGACTGGGAACACGACCTCCTTTGTGATGCTTGCCAAGTCTGATGCTGGAAACATCAGGATCCGACTGCTTAATGGTGCTGGCTCGGCTACAACCCTTTCCGCTCTTTGCAAAACCAAGATCAGGATTTTGAATAACGGTGTATC